ATATGAAAATGAATAACATGAGAGAACAACTTATTAGAGCACTACTAGCACATGCACAAGGAGACATCCAAAAGCATGTTGCTAATGTAGAAGTGTATTTAACTAACCCTGCTGGTATTGGAGAACACTCTGATATAACAGAAGCAATTGAAACTGAATTAAACATCATTGCTAAGTATCAAGATCAAGTAGATGTGATAAACAAATATTTCAAAAAATCTACTTCTACTTCACCAGATTACTCTCAATACAAATCTCAAGAATATAGACCAGAGTAAATGAGTATTAATCAAGAACAATATCTTGGTAATCCTAATCTAAAGAAAGCAAACGTTGCTACAAATTTTACTCCTGATGAAGTTCAAGAGTATATTAAATGTTCTGAGGATCCAGTATATTTTATTCAAACTTATATTAAGATTGTTTCTCTTGATAGGGGTTTGATTCCTTTTGACATGTATGATTTTCAATCAGAAATGGTTGCTAAATTTCATGCCAATAGATTCAACATAGCAAAGTTACCTCGTCAGACTGGTAAATCGACTATCGTTACTTCATACCTTCTTTGGTATGTTCTTTTTAAAGCGAATGTTAATGTCGCAATCCTAGCAAACAAAGCAGCAACTTCTCGTGAGATGCTGCAACGATTACAATTATCATATGAAAACCTCCCAAAGTGGCTCCAACAAGGAATCCTCCAATGGAACAGAGGGAGCTTGGAACTGGAGAATGGAAGCAAAATCATGGCTGCTTCTACTAGTAGCAGTGCTGTGCGGGGTATGTCGTTTAATATTATATTTCTGGACGAATTCGCTTTCGTTCCGAATCATATCGCTGATCAGTTCTTTAGTTCTGTATATCCTACTATCTCATCTGGTAAATCTACCAAGGTTATCATCATTAGTACACCTCATGGGATGAACATGTTCTACAAACTCTGGCATGATGCGGAGAGAGGTAAGAACGAATATATTCCAACTGAAGTACATTGGTCTGAAGTTCCTGGTAGAGATGCTGATTGGAAAGCACAAACTATTGCAAACACGTCAGAGCAACAGTTTAAAGTTGAGTTTGAGTGTGAATTCCTAGGATCTGTTGATACATTAATTAGTCCTAGTAAGTTGAGGACTATGCCGTATGAAGATCCTATCCAACAAAATAGAGGTCTTTCGGTATATAAACAAGTAGAAAAGGATCACAATTATATCGTAACTGTTGACGTTGCTCGTGGTGTAAGTCAAGATTACTCAGCGTTCTGTGTTGTGGATACTACAACAGTACCATATGAACTAGTTGCTAAGTATAGAAATAATGATATCAAACCTATTATCTTCCCTAATATTATTGTTGATGTAGCAAGGAATTATAATAATGCGTATGTCTTATGTGAGGTAAATGATATTGGTGGTCAGGTTGCAGATATTATTCAATTCGATCTTGAGTATGAAAATTTACTACAAGTTGCTATGAGAGGAAGGGCAGGGCAACAATTAGGACAGGGATTCTCAGGTAAGAAAACTCAACTTGGTGTAAAGATGAGTACTGCTGTTAAAGCAGTTGGTTGTTCTAACCTTAAAGCATTGTTGGAAGAAGATAAATTAATAATCAAAGATTATGATACGATCTCAGAATTAACTACCTTTATTGTAAAGGGACAATCTTTTGCCGCAGAAGACGGATGTAACGATGACCTAGCAATGTGCTTGGTTATTTTCTCATGGATGGCCATGCAAGAATACTTTAAAGAGATGCATGACAATGATGTTAGGCAACGCATCTATGATGATCAAAGAGAAAATATTGAACAAGACATGGCACCTTTTGGATTTATGTCAGATGGATTAGAGGATGATCATATTATAGATGCTCAAGGAGAGAGATGGGAGATTGCGGAATACGGAGATAAATCCTATATGTGGGAGTTTATGTGAAGATTGAAAAATATAAATAATCTTAGACAACCGATGTTGACATCATTTCCTAGGAGTATATAAACATGGCAGCAAATCAATCATCGCCAGGTGTAGTCGTTCAGGAGAGAGACCTGACCACTATTACCACGCTATCTACCGCAAATATTGGCGTTATTGCGGCACCATTTGAACAAGGTCCAGTTGAAGAAATCGTAACTATTGCTAACGAGAGAAATCTTACAGATGTATTTGGGAAACCAAATGACAATAACTTTGAATATTGGTTTACTGCTTCTCAGTTTCTTTCATACGGTGGTGTTCTTAAAACTGTTCGTGTAACTTCATCTTCATTGAAGAATGGTGTTGATACTGGAACTGCACCTCTAATCAAGAATTTTCAAGACTACGAAACTAACTTCGAGACTGCAAACAATAACTGGACTTGGGCAGCAAAAACTCCTGGATCTAAAGGTAACTCAATCGGTATATTTGTAACAGACTCTGGTGCTGATCAGATTGCTGTTCTCCCTGCTCCTGGTTCAGGTAACGAGCATGAGTTTGTTGCTGATGCTGCTGTAAGTGCTGCTTCTGGTGCTGCTGGTAAAGTTTTCAAGTATAGCATACTTCTCACTGTTGACACTGTTGTTGGTGATTTTACAGTTGGTACTGCAACTACAATTAGTATTGGTGGTTCTGACGAATCAGTAAATGTTCTCGCATGGGATCCTGCTAATAAGAAATTAGAAATCGGTCTTCCTTCTGGTGGTGTTACTGGTATTCTTTCAGATAACCAAGTAATTACTCAGGGAACAAACACTGCAGATATTAATTCTACAATCGAACGTCGCTTGTATATTGGTCTTAATAAGGACAGTATTAATTTTGCTGCTTCTGATGTTGTTGCTGACACAAACTCTACTAACGTAACTATTGATTCAGTTCGTACAGAGTATGATGAGCGTGAGTATCTACCTGGTGTAAAGTGGGTAAGCGTTGCTCCTCGTCCTGAGACTTCTAAGTTTGCTTCAGAAGTAGGTGGATTCCGTGATGAACTTCATGTCGTTGTTGTTGACATTGATGGTAAAATCACTGGTACAACTGGTGCTCTACTTGAGCGTTTCATAGGTCTTTCTAAAGCATCTGATGCTAAGACTTCTGTTGGAGAAACTAACTATTATGTTAATGCTCTGAAGGCACGCTCCGAGTATATCTACTGGGGTGAGCACGAGACATCAGTATTCAACGCAACTGCAACTGGTTCAGATGGTACTTGGGGTTTAAGTGCTTCTGCTAGACAGTTCAACCTTCTACGTTCTGCTGCTGGATCTACTGATTATCCTGCTGGACGTACAACAGTTGGTTCTAAGAACAACGCAACATTCTACTATAAACTTGCTGACGGTGCTGATTACGGTACTTCTGGTGGTGTTTATACTGTAAGTAATACTGATGTAACTACTGCATACGAACTACTTGAAGATCCTGAGTCACAGACAATCGATTATATCTTGACTGGTCCTTCTGGTTCTACAGATGCTGATGCACTTGCTAAGATCACTGCTCTGACAAACATTGTTGAAGAGCGTAGAGATTGCATGTTGTTTGTATCTCCTCGTCGTGGTAATATTATTGGTATAAGTAACGCAAATACAATCACTAATAATATTATTAATTTCTTTGATACGTTACCTTCTAGTTCTTACGTTTCATTTGATTCTGGTTACAAGTATATCTACGATAAGTATAATGATGTTTATCGTTACATTCCTTGTAATGGTGACGTTGCTGGTCTTTGCCTACAAACCACTGAAGTTGCAGAACCTTGGTTCTCACCTGCTGGTTTCCAACGTGGTATCTTGAGAAATGCAATCAAACTTGCATATACTCCTAACAAGACTCAACGTGATCGCTTGTATGGTGCTCGCATTAATCCTATCGTTTCCTTCCCAGGTCAAGGTGTAGTCTTGTTTGGCGATAAGACCGCACAAGGATTCTCATCTGCATTTGATAGAATCAACGTTCGTCGTTTGTTCCTTACAATCGAGCGTGTTATCAGTGGTGCTGCTAAGTCACAACTCTTTGAGCAAAATGATTCCGCACAGCGTTCATTGTTCCTCAACATTGTTGAACCTTACATGCGTGAAGTTCAAGGTCGTCGTGGTGTAACTGACTTCTTAGTCAAGTGTGATGATGATAATAACCCTCAAGAGTCTGTTGATCGTGGTGAGTTTTATGCAGAAATCTTCGTGAAGCCAACTAGAACGATTAATTATATTACT